TTCTTTGCATATTTTAGATATATTTTTAATATAATATTAATGGTCGGAGTAGTAAGATTTGAACTTACACAATCTAGTCCCCAAAACTAGAGCACTACCAAATTATGCTATACTCCGATTTGACACATTATAGTTTTTTTGCTATAATGTCTGTAATGAATGTGGTCGTGCTGACTTAACAGTGCGGTCACATTCTTTTTTTATTTTCTCTTGTATATTAAAGAATCATTATTTTTCTTTATAATAATTTTATTAATAAATGTACAATCTTTTCTTTTATACAAATTGCCTATTTGTTGCTTTATATTATTTAGAGTTAAATCAGAATTTGTTATATCAAAAATGAAGTTATTACTTTGTTTTTTCTTTTTATAAACTGAATGATATAAAGCCTGTTTACTTTTGCTGGTTATTTCTTTTAAATCCCAACATTCACCTCTAAATAAATAATCAGCAGTTTGTATTCCTTCTGGATTATTTATCCTAGGTAACATATATAATTCCCCACCAAGCGTATTTTCTAACCATTCAGCAATTTCTTTTTCTGCTTTAGAATAGTCTAAAACAACGTTTTTACCATCGACTTGATACTTTATATTATCCTTTTCAAAATATTGTCTATCTTGAACTTTATGACTATTAGGAGTTGCATTACCAAATAACTCCTTTGTAATATCTGAATAGTTGGTATTAATATCATTTATTTCACTATCTATATTTTTTATATTTTTATTAGTTTCTTTTATCTTTTCTTTATCCTCATTATGAATAGCAACTTCTTTTATTCTCTTTTGTTGTTGCTTTTTTCTATTTAATCTGTTTTCTTTTTGTTGCCTTTCATATTCTTTTCTATTTTCTTCTTCATCATAATGTGGTTGACTTGGTTCATCTATACCAGGAAAATAAGGATAAAAGTTATGCCTACAATTTACTCCACCAAGTCCTAAAATGTCTCCATATCCAGTTTCAGTATAAAAGTTATCGTATTTATCTGAACCTTTAAGTTTATATACTTTTCCTTGCCAGTGTGCATGATTTGTTATTGGATTAACACCATCACCAGTTCTTGCACCCAGATGGCTAGTAACCTCAACATATTCTGCATCTAATTCTTCACACATCTTCATTGATGATCTACAAGCAGTCTGAATTATTGCAGTTACTATATCTCTTTTTATTGTACCTTGCAAAGAGTATTTAACTATTGTTCCATCTTTTCTTTCATATGAAGCACATTTAATACCTTTTTCTGCCATTTTATTTAATGCTCTTTTAATTGAACTTTGATAATCAAAAACACCACTTGTAACCTCAACATATGCAGTATTTATTATGTCCATATAAGACTGATTAACATTTTCTAATGCTTTTGTATTAATCATTCTAAAAGTCTTGTTTAACTCCTTATATGAGTTGCTAATTATATTCTCAAATGCTGGCGATTTTAATACTTTCATAGGATTTACTTTAATCATACCATTTTCATATGCTTTATTTAAATAATCTATATTAAAAGTATTTTCTTGTGCTTCTTCTAGCATTTGCAATATTTCTTTTTTGGATTTATTTGTATATTCAGAAATTAATTCTACCATGTCATTACTGAATGTTCCTAATTCATCAAGTTTTTTTAATCTCCACTCAAGAGTACCACCTAAAGTGTCATAATTATCAAATCTATTTGCTATATCTTTTACAATTTCAAGTTCCAAATTGTCATAGATATCTATTATTGGTTTTATTAGTTCATTTATTTTTTTATCATTCACTAATAATCACCTACATTTCAGGTTCTTCCTCTTCTTCTATTGGTTCTAATAATTTTTTTCTTTCATTCATTTTCTTTATATACTCTATTGCTTCTTCTTCACTCCAGTCACGAGTAGTCATAAAATATGCTACTCTATCAATTATTCCTTGTGAAAGTTCTAGTTGCGATTGTTTTTGAATTGTTTCTTTGTCAACAAGAATGCTATCATCCCAGTTATATTCAACTGAATAATTATTTTTTACAGAAATACCATATAATTTACATAATACATAAATGCCATAAATTAAATCATCAAATGCGCTTTGTAATACGGCTTGTATGTCTGACACTGTTACATAATAATCTTGTTTTGATTGTTTCATTTCTGTTGCTGTTTTTTCAATTGCTTCTGGTTTAGCAAGTGTACCATGAGATAAATGACATGCACTTTCTATTTGTATCAAATGTTCATTAAGTCCATTGAATAATGGATTATCTCTTATTTCTGGGCTAAATATATTCATTGATTTATCTTTTGTTTCATCAAAATCCCATTTTCTAAAGTAACGGTCTTTTCCTTTTGGTACTTTAAAACCACCTTTACCATCTGGTAAGCATATACTTTGGTCTATATCAATTGCTAATTCTGTACCTTCATATTCATGGATAATTCTAGAAAATTGATTATCTACTTCTTCTAATAATTCTATAGCATTATGATAAATAGGTTGTCCTATCGGACTATTATTATCTAAATCATTTTCTGTAGGCATTGTAGCAAATCCACCTATTAATCTATCTACACCTTCAATAGTCTCTATATCTTTTATATCTTTCCATTTATCAACTTCTGTTAAGCTTATTTTACTTGATAATGTTACACCACTAATGAAACCCTTATAACAAATATTTTTAATTGTTATTTTATTATCTTTGTACTCGTTATATTCAAGTCTAGTATATATTTTATCTTCTTTTACTACTTGATCTATTAAAATATAACTTGTTAAGTTGTCATCATCATCAAATGCAACAGGTATGAATTTATCTGCCTGTACTACATTTACTTTTATATCTTTACCATTAAAATATGGTCTAAAAAAAACAGATGATTTTCCTAACATCTGCTCTGTATATTTTCTTTTTTTTCTTAACAATTTTTGATATATTCCATCAATATATGGTTCTGAACATGTACTTTTGTATTCAATAGTTACTGCTTTTGCTACTTTTTCACACATTGTTCTTGCCACATGCAAAGATTTAGTATTTTCATCAATCCATGGTTCTTGTTTATTATATATTTTACTCCATGTTTGAATCGCATTTAATATACTTTCGCTAGTTTCCATATCTAATCCAAAGTCATTTACTATTTTTTTATAATCAAACATTTTATGCCACCATCCTTTAACTTTATTTATTAAGTTACCTATCATTGTCATCCTCCTTTTCTAATTCTTTTAGAATCGGTATCATAGCCTTAATTAATTTCCATATACCCATTATCAAGTACCTTAATGCATCCATACAATGGTCATTTTGCTTTACTGGTATTTCTTTACCTTTTTCAATTGAATCTTCATCATATTCATATAGATACATTTCCTTGATTAAATTTTTTTGTTTAGGAGATATAAATATTGCACATAGCGACAATACTTTTTGCACTCTACTTATTCCTAAAGACACATCATTTTTAGCATCCTTTATCATAATATCTGGACATTGTTTTTTTATTTCTTCTGCTAATCCTTTTGCAGATGGATCTATAAATACATATCTTATAGTCAATCCTTGTTCTTCAAGACTATCTTTAAATTTTTTGAAATCTAATGCATAATCACTTGGACTCTTTTGCTTTCCAGTCTCACGACCAGAATAATAGTATTCATCTATTCCTCGAATACATTTATTTTGATAATCTATTCCAAATGCTTCATATGTTGTAGCATTCATTTGCCCATAGTCTACTCCTATGTAGCAATATTCCATATTCTTGCAATCATCTTGAGTACATTCTTTTACATGAACACTTTCATTAAACATATAATAGATTAATTCATCTATTCCTGTGCATAAGCCAAGCCATAGCCAATTATACATTACTTCATCTATTGTTTTTAATATCTCTGCTGATTCTATTAATTTTTTACCTAACCAATTAACAGGTACATCTCTGTAATCGACATGCACATGTTTAGTGTCTGGTCTTCTCTCCATTTTTTCGCACCATTCCATTATAGGTGCTTTTGGATTTTTTGGAGGATTGAAGTAATATTCTATAACAAAGTCCTCATCATTACCACGAATGAAAGTAGCCTCTATATTTTGTAATTCATCTTCTCCCTCGCCTTTATCAAAAAACTCTGTTAATTCATCTATTAGTACTAATACTATTGGTCTATCTTCATCTATCATACCCTTAGTGTCATCTATTGAATCATTACCTGTAAAATAGATTGTATTACCAGTTTTCTTGTATGTTATTTGCATAGGACTTACTGTTATTTTAAATTCATTTTTATTATAGCCTAATCTTGTTATTGCTCTTAAGCATTCTTTAAATACTGTCTTTTTTAGTTTATTATGAAATTTTCTTAAAACTACTACTGAACCAGGATTATCATCAACTATGGTCCTTATGCCTTTAATTCCCATATAACTTGATTTAGTACCAGCACGACCACTTGTTATTACATGATGGATATGTTTTGTATCATGAAATAATGGATAAAATTTTGGTATTATCAAATCACTTATCTTTATTATTTTCATAATCTTTCAAATCATCAACAAGAATAACATGATCATTTTCGTTATTTGGTGCCTCTTGTTGTTTTTCTCTCCATTTATCTGGTTTACGATTTTTTAACCAAAATATTTGTGCCGTAGTATCTGCTGGTATATGTACTTCATCATATACTTCAACTATTTCCTCATGCTCATTTACTTTATAGCCATCATCATTATAGTCTACTTTCTTTACTTTTATATGTTTTAATACTTTTGCATTATAACCAAATGCTTTTTTTAATAAAGAATTCTCTACTTCATAATCAACAATACTCTTACTTTTTTTTAAGGTGTCATTTATGTCACTATATTTTTTCTTCCATTCGTATAATGTTTGTCTTCTTATGCCACAATTATTAGCTATTTGTTCATCAGTAAGACCATCTCTAGCCCAGCCTTTGAGTAAAGTCAAACCATCATCTGTTAGCCAATAGTCTACTTTACTTTTTGCCACGACTATTCACCTCTTTTTAATATTTTCTCTATTTTTTTATTTTTTCTGTTTTCCATTCGTATTACTTGTAATAAACAACTTGCCATTCCTATAAAATAGCCTAATATTAAACTAATTATTATTCTTAACATTTTTTTCATACCTCTTTTGTTCTTCTTCACATTTTCTTGCTCTTGGACATTCTTTACAATGGTATATCATGCATAATTTTAAATTTTCCTTTTTCTTCTTCATATTTTTTTCCTCAATAAAAAAACAACCTTATTGGTTGTATTAATAGATACTGTCTAATGATATAAAGGTTTGACCTTGTTATAAGTTAGTATACAAGGGCTTATCTAACTATTTTCTAAAGCGAACAAGTTAATTACTCTTGAACGATACCTCTTTACTTCTCCCTTTTTATATATCACTAGACACTACCTGTTAAAGGTAATGCTATTTACTATCTTATCCTCTCGGAGTTCGTATAGCAAATAAAATAAGAACTTCTAGTGCCTTATAGACACCATAGAATAAATATAAAGGTTTCTAAATTAAACATTACGCTTAGTTTAATTCGTTGCGTTAAGTCAAGTGCATCCATCAACCTTTAACTCGACGTGGTTATTTATATATTTACTCTATGCTACCTATAAAGGTAGTATCACTACTCTATATTATTCACTTAACACCAACGAAAGAAATTAAGTTTTCATATATTTTGTATACACGACTTGGTTCGTTGTCTAGGGTATTAGTCGTTTTCCCTACCTCTAAAATAAGATTCAATACTTAACTTTGAGATGTCAGCCATTAATTCTTTGCAAACACAGGATTTTATGTGTTTTCCTCGTATTTAGTACTTAATCATATTTCCACACGGGAAAATAGGCTTATAAGCACCATATCAAGTAAATAATAGTTGTGCAAATGTCACTACCTTAGGGTTACATATACGCTTTTTGTTATAATCAGGGGTTTACTTAATGTAATCAACAATTCTAAACGAGTAAAGGCTTAATTATAACTGACATTTAATCCTGACTACAGGCTTCACTATTTACTCAATATGCTACTTACAAAAAGTAGCACAATAATTTAAAAGGAGTTGCACGGGACTTTGTATTATCCCATGCTACCATTTTAACATAATCAAACGGACATCGAACGGACATTTTTATTTTCTATCTCATTATTTCTTTTTCCTGTTATTTTTGAATATATTCTTCTACATTGCCTTTCACTATAACCTGTTAATTGTGCAATTTTCCACCACTCACGAGGTTTTCCTCTATGTTCTTGTATATATTTTTTATCGTTTCTTAATTCATAAACTTTTTGCTTCAATGGTTCATATTCTCCAATTCTTTTTAGTTCACTTTCTACATAATTACTTAATGAAATTAAATAATCATTTAAATGGTCTATCCACCATTCGATGTCTTCATTTTCACATTTATAGACATACTTGAAAAACTTTTCTTCTCTTGTCATGCTTCCATCTACTCTATCAGTATTTGGATCTGCTACTTTCGGTTGTGTTTCATTAAAAAGCAAATTCTTTCTATCTATGTATAAATTTAATAAATTTGTTATTCTATTTATTTCATTATTTGCTTCTTTTATTGAAAATTCAAATTTTTCCATTTTTCCCCTCTTTTCCAAACTTAATGTAATACTTCAATAATTCATTTGATATACTTTCATATCTTTTTTTCAATTGTTCGTACTTTATTCTTAATTCTATGAGTTCATTCTTTTTTTCTTCATATAGTTTTTTGTAATCCATATATTACCCCTTTTATTCTTTACTCTCCCAATCAAAATGTTCTTGAAGTTTTCCATTTTTCATTCTCACATACTTACTTATATTATTTTTATAATTTACTACAAACCCCTCAACATTTCTATTTACTTTACTTGTATACTTTTCATAAATACTATCTAATTGTTCTTTACTTGGTATATTAACTAATTCTGCAACTTCTGGTACTATACCTATAAAGTTAGGTATTGTTTTACTTATAAATGGATATATAAATAAATCGTGTTCATAAATTAAATTATATAAATTAAAATCATCATCTACATTCGCTTTTGCAAACATATAAAATTTTTTATCAAATTCATCTATTGTATATTTAAGATTTCCCATTCCTAGCCATTCACCACAAATTGCACTATTATTAAACATTTCTGTTTCTAATACTTCTTTGTTATTTAATAGCCATTGATATAATCCTTTATATAAAATATCTTTTGCTTCTTCTAATTCACTAATTTTAAATATATTTTTTCTTTGTGCTATATACAATTCATCTTCCTTTTTAAAAATCACTAAATTACTACCATCTAGTTTTTCAGTTAAATATACTTTATCTCCTTTACATCTTACTCTTTTTGTTTTTGGATATATTTCTTTACCTTTTATCATTATTTATCACTCTCCTAAATCTATTCCTTCAATGCTTAATCTATATCTTAAATCAGCATTTTCTTTTCTTAATTTTTGAATTATTTGACTTGCTTCTAATCCATATAAAATATAATCTATTTCTACAAGTCTATTTACTCTTTTAGGTGATTTCTTACCGACTTCCCATAAATCTTGAATTTCTTTTTCTATTCTTGTTTTTTCATTCTCATAAAAATCAATTAAATCTTTATTCATCTTTATTTCCTCCTAATTTATCATAATAATCATCTACATCACCACTTAAGTTATTAAATATAATCATTATCTTTGTTTCCCATCGTGAATTACTAGGAACAAAATTTAATGATAATACATTTGCTAATTCATCCCAACTCATATATTGAAGTTCAGGTGCTTTATATCTATTACTATTTTTAATTTTTTCTATTTGTTCTATAATATTTGCTATTCTTTCTTCATTAAAATCACATTTTTCATCAATTACTTTAATTATTTCATCTGCTATTTTTTGAAAATCTCTCATTATTTACCTCCTATTCCAAATTTTTAAAATATTTCCAGATGGAGAAACAATTTTAAACTCTTTTCTATCAACAAATCTTGGATTTAATTCTTTTAATTCTTTTGGTCGTTCTACTTCAATTCCTTTTATTTTCATCTTCTACTCCTATTATTTCTTCATATTTTTGTAAAATTTCTTTTAAAGTATTTAATTTTGATTGTTCTTGCATAGCCATTACATAATCTTCTTCACTATCATATTCACAATTATAATTAATACTTGTTCCTTTTGGTTCAATACTATATATTTTATCTTCTAAATATTTTATAAACTCTTTTTGTTGTTTTATCATATTACATACTTTTAATTGATTTAACTGCATATTTTCAAATGCTCTTTTGTTTTGATTATCTAAATCTTTTATATCTTTTTGATATTCTTCAACTTGTTTCTTTAATTCTTGATTTTCTCTTAATAAAATTTTTAATTCGTCTCTAGGTATTAAGTAATGGTCAGAACCTTGTATATAATATTTGTTATAATCTTCTGTTGTCATCATTTACCTTCTTTCAACTTTTTCTGCGTTTTCTATCCTTTCTTTTGCAATATTAAAATATTTTTCGTCGAGTTCTATTCCTATAAATTTTCTATTTGTATTTACACATGCAACACCAGTTGATCCACTTCCCATAAAAGAATCTAAAACAACATCATTTTCATTAGAACTTTTTTCTATTAGATATTTTAATAATTCTACTGGTTTTTGAGTAGGATGTAGTTCAGGCTTACATTTGTTAAAACTTAACAAATCTCTTTCTCTTTTACCATTTAGTTTTTTTCCTTGCTCTTTAACAGCAAATATTATGAATTCGTATGATGGTGCATACTGCCCATATAAGTCACCCATCCCGAAACCATTTTTATCCCAAACGAGAATATTTTTAATTATAAAAAAGTTTTCTATTTTTTGTTTAAATTCATCTATTTTTTGTGCGGGTGCAAACATGTATAAATGCCCATCATCTTTTAAGATTTTATTTGCTTTGTAAAGCCATTCATTTAACCAACTTGTATTTCTATCATAGAACATAGGTAGATCTTTGTTTTTTTTCATGTTCGACTGATATCCGAAGCCGTATGGACAATCAGTTAATATTAAATCTACACTTTTTTCAGGTATTTCATTCATTATCTCTAAACAATCACCACATTTTAAATCAATCATAATTTACCTTCTTTCAATTTATTTACTTCATCTATTAGTTCATTAAGTACATCATATTCTTTAGCAGTTACTAAATATCTTTCTGCAACACTCATTCTTTTAAATTCTGCAATACATGGTAAGTCTAATTTTTCTATTTTCTTATCTTCTTCTATGATTTCTATTTCGTCATTTAATTTATTATTTCTTACATAATACTCAAAAAGTAATATACGATTAATACTATTATCTGCATAACAAAATTCGTGATGTATAAATACCCATTCGTAAATAGTTTTATGTATCTTTATCTTTTTAGGTGCTTTACCATCTTTAATTAATCCTATTAATTCATACATTGTTATTTTCATTATTCTTCACTCACTTTCTCTGCTAAATCATCAAAATAATTATCTTTATTTAATTTTCTTATTTGTCTTACAAAACTGGCATTTGATTTTGGAATAAATTGTTTAGTTTCTTTGTTATATTCATCAACAACTACATCATTTACATAAATAATTCCATTTCTTATTGACTTCATATTAATTAGAATATCCTTTATTTTTTGATTATTCCAAAATGTAGCATTCATATAAGATAATTCTTGTTTACTCGTATTATCTTTAATCTTTAACATTATTATTGGCTCTTTCTAACTCTTGCATTTTATCTAAAATATTTGAATAACAAATATATTCAGTATCAAATAATATTGCTTGTTTTTTTTTAACATATTCTTTTAACTTATTCCAATTATCTTTTAGTTGGTATATTTCTTTATCAATTAGTTCTTTGTATATCTTAGATGAATTACTCTCTAGTCTTATAAAAAATTTGACTATACTTTTATCTCCAAAATATTCTGTTATCCATTCATCAGTCCATAAGTTAATTTGTCCTTTTACAAATGGATCTTCTTCTATTTTGACTATTTTATAACCATTTAAATATTTACCTATTAAAGGATATAAATCTTCTTTATTCATTCTGACACCTCTTTTAATATATCTTTTATTTTTATAACTTCTATTAAATTAACAAAACTACAGCCTTCTTCTTCACATTCTTTATCCATTCTATTTATAATTTCTATTGCCTTATCAATAACTTCTTTTTGCTTTTTGACTTGTTGTTCACTCTTTTCAAATGCCTTTGCAATAGCACAAACAAACCATAATTGTTCTTGATTAAATGTTTTTACGACTTTCATTTCATCAACACTATCTAATATTGGTATTTTAACTTCTATATAATCTTTATCCATATTCTTATTCCTTCCTTTCCAAATACTCTTTTAATTTAGGATCATACTCGCCTAAAATTTTCAATGCAGTTAAATAGTTATTCTTATATACTTTTATCATTTTGTTTAATTTATTTATTTTTATTAGTAAACAACCTATGATAAATGCTAGTATGTAAATCATTTTAGTTCCTCTTTAAATTCATATGTTCTTTGCAAATCTTCGTAAAACATACCATTTAAAAGTTTTATTTTGTCTATTTTATTTTCTAATTCAACAATTTTATTTGTTACTACTATTACAAATACTGTTTGAATAATTGCTATTAATAAAATTGGTATTATTGTTTTATAATCTATTTTTTTCATTTTTCCTCCTACACTTCAAATATAGATATTTGTCTATCTATGTTATTTAACATTTTATCTTTTGCATCTTTGCAAAAATTCTTTTTTATTTCAAATCCGTAACAACTTCTATTTAATTCTGCACATGCTCTTAAAGTACTTGCACTTCCACAACACGGATCAATTACTACATCGCCCTCATCTGTAAAAATTTTAATTAATTCTTTTAATACATTTACTGGTTTTTGTGTTGGATGAATTTTAGGTACTTCTTTACTATCTTTTTTCCACTCGAACCAATTGAATATCATGTGATTTTTACCATCAATTCCTATATTATTAAATTTAGGTAATTTTTCTCTATATAGAACTACTGCATATTCACAAGCATTTACTATTTTCATGTTTGCCTTTAGTACCTGCGCTGAAAAGTTTTTACAAAATACTAATGGATAACTCTTTGTAAGTCCATGCTTTTTTCCTTGTTCAACAACCATAGGTATTTGTTCGAAAGCACAAAATACTATCATCGCAGGAGCATTAGAGCTTCTTCCTCTTTCTCCACCTTTTTT